GCAAAAGTGTAGCGGTATTAGGATCAGCTATGCAAAAGTGTAGCGGTATTAGGATCAGCTATTTAGCATTTGTAAAGTTCAATTCTTTGATAAACATTAAAATCCCCCACTAAAACCGTTATTGAGGAGACATTGCCCGTTGTGCGATGGATAGTCAACACGCCTCAAATTGTATGCCGCCTGACAGGGCGGCATTCTTTTATCCATGAATACATCCATTCCGAAACACGACATTCCGCGCCTGCTGCGCAATCTGATCCGCATTGGCACCGTTGCAGAGGTGGATTTAGTTGCGGGCACCTGTCGCGTAAATACCGGCGGCAACATCACAGACTGGCTGCACTGGCTGACCTCCCGCGCGGGGCGTTCCCGTTCCTGGTGGGCACCGTCCGCCGGTGAACAGGTTCTGCTGTTCTGCCTGGGCGGCGAGCTGGACACCGCCTTTGTGATGCCCGGCGTTTTCTCTGATGAATTTCCCGCCCCGTCCGCCTCGGCGGATGCCATACACGTTACTTTCCCTGACGGCGCGGTGATCGAGTACGAACCCAAAACCGGCGCGCTGCTGGCAACCGGCATTAAATCAGCCACGGTGAACGCTGCCGATAAGGTGGCTGTCACCGCCCCACTAATCACCTGCACGGCGAAAACCCGCATCACGCTCGACGCGCCGGAGGTGGTCTGCACGAAAAAACTCACCACCGGCACTATCGAAATTAAACAGGGCGGCACCATGACAGGCAACCTCACGCACAGCGGCGGCAGCATCACGTCAAACGGCGTTGTTGTGCATACCCATCAACACGGCGGCGTCCAGACGGGCGGCGGCAAAACGCAGGCTCCCTCATGAGTAACGCAAAATACATCGGGCTGGCTCGCGATACGGGGCGCAGCGTCGAAGACCTGGCACACATTCAGCAGTCGGTCAGCGACATTTTGCGCACGCCCGTCGGTTCCCGCGTCATGCGCCGTGACTATGGTTCACTGCTGTCTGAACTGACTGACCGTCCGCAGAATGCCGCGCTGCGGCTGCAAATCATGGCGGCCTGTTACAGCGCGATCCTCAAATGGGAGCCGCGCGTCAGCCTCACCGGCATCACCTTTGAAACAACCTACGACGGACAAGCCGTGGTTGAACTCACCGGCATCCGCAAAGACACTTCCGCCGCCATCTCCTTAACCCTTCCAGTGAGCTGACTTATGGCAACGATTGATCTCAGCCAGTTACCCGCCCCCGACGTGGTGGAGGTGCTGGATTACGAAATCCTACTGGCGGAGCGCAAAGCCACGCTGGTGTCGCTGTATCCCGAAGACCAGCAGGCCGCCATCGCCCGCACATTGACGCTGGAGTCTGAGCCGATTGTGAAGCTGCTGGAGGAGAACGCTTACCGCGAAGTGATCCTGCGTCAGCGGGTTAACGAGGCGGCGCAGGCCGTGATGCTGGCTTATGCCACCGCTACAGACCTGGACAATATCGCCGCCACGTTCAGCGTGCAACGCCTGACGATCACGCCTGCGGATACAGTCAGCGTGCCTGCCGTGGCGGCAGTAATGGAAAGCGATGCCGATTTTCGTATCCGCGCACAGCAGGCGTTTGAAGGGCTGAGCGTGGCGGGTCCGGTCGGCGCGTATGAGTATCACGGGCGCTCAGCCGACGGGCGCGTGGCGGATATTTCGGTGATCAGTCCGTCGCCCGCCTGCGTGACGATTTCCGTGCTGGCACAGACCGGCAACGGCACCGCGCCCGCCGACCTGCTGGCGAAAGTGCAGGCCGCGCTCAACGATGAAAACGTGCGCCCCGTGGCAGACCGCGTGACCGTCCAGTCCGCCACCGTCGTGAATTACACCATTGATGCCGTGCTGTATCTGTTCCCTGGTCCCGAAGCCGAACCCATCCGCGAAGCCGCCGAGGCGAAGCTTATCGCCTACACCACCGCGCAGCACCGGCTAGGCCGCGACATCCGGCTGTCGGCCATTTACGCCGCGCTGCACGTTGAGGGCGTCCAGCGGGTAGAGCTGAAAAGCCCGAAGGCCGACATCGAGCTGGACAAAACCCAGGCGTCATTGATGTCGGCCATTTACGCCGCGCTGCACGTTGATGTCGGCCATTTACGCCGCGCTGCACGTTGAGGGCGTCCAGCGGGTAGAGCTGAAAAGCCCGAAGGCCGACATCGAGCTGGACAAAACCCAGGCGTCATTCTGCACCGCCTACACCTTAAAAGTGGGTGGCTACGATGAGTGATCGCCTGCTGCCCGTCGGTTCGTCCGCGCTGGAGGTGGCCGCTGCCGACGCCTGCGCCGCGCTTGAAAACGTGCCGGTGCCGCTGCGGCAGCTCTGGGATCCGCTGGCCTGTCCGGCAAAGTTTTTGCCGTACCTGGCGTGGGCGCTGTCGGTTGACCGATGGGATGAAAACTGGCCTGTCGCCACTAAGCGCCGCGTGATTCAGTCGGCCTGGTTCATTCATTGCCACAAAGGAACCATTGGTGCCATCCGGCGCGTGGTGGAGCCGCTCGGCTACCTGATTAACGTGACCGAGTGGTGGGAAACGAATGACGAACCGGGGACGTTTCGCCTGGACATCGGCGTGCTGGAAACCGGCATCACCGAAGAAATGTATTTAGAGATGGAGCGGCTGATAGCCGATGCCAAACCCGCAAGCCGCCATCTGATCGGGCTGACCATTACCCAGGATATTAAAGGCGACGTATACATTGGCGCAGCGCAGTACGTCGGCGAGCTGCTGACCGTTTACCCCGCATAAGAGGACGATATGAGCACATTTAAATCCGTTGTCACCACGCTCGGCCAGGCGCGCATCGCGGCGGCCATTCGTTTACCCCGCATAAGAGGACGATATGAGCACATTTAAATCCGTTGTCACCACGCTCGGCCAGGCGCGCATCGCGGCGGCCATTGCGGCGGGGACTGACATTAACATTACGCAGCTTGCCGTCGGTGACGGCAACGGCAAGGCAACAACGCCGGTTGCCTCTCAGACCAAGCTGGTGAAAGAGGTCTACCGCACGCCGCTCAACTCGTTGAAGCTTGACCCGTCGCACGGAAACTGGGTGATTGCCGAAGCGATGCTTTCTGCCAGCGTCGGCGGCTTCTGGATGCGTGAAATGGGGCTGTTCAGCAGCGACGGCGCGCTGATTGCCGTCTGCAACATGGCGGACACCTATAAACCGACGCTGGCGGAGGGTTCAGGCCGCACGCAGACGTTGCGCATGGTGATCGCGGTCAGCAACACCGAAGCGATCAGCCTGCTGATCGACGACTCGGTGATTATGGCAACGGAACAGTATGTGAATGACCTGCTGGCCGCGCATGAGAAATCCCGCAATCATCCAGACGGCACCACTGCGGCAAAGGGATTTGTTCAACTGAGCAGCTCGGTCAGCAGTACCAGCGAAGCGCTGGCCGCCACACCAAAAGCGGTGAAGGCTGCCAACGACAACGCCAATACCCGCGTACCGGCCACCCGTAAGGTGAACAATAAAGCCCTGAACGCCGATATCACTCTGACGGCGGCGGACGTGGGGGCGCTGCCTGTGGCATCCGCCGTACTGGGCACGACAAATATCAATACACTTAACCTGGCAAAAATAGGCGTCTACGTGCAGAGCACGGGCGCGAATGCCACGGTAGCGAATGGCTACCCGGCGGGCTCGCAGGCGGCGGGCGTGCTGGAGGTGATCCCCGCCTCCTGGACGGGCGGCGTTCTCCAGCGTTACACGGTGCAAAATACCGGCCTTGTGTGGACACGTGCGCTCAATGCCTCTTGGAATGACAGCGATGGACCATGGCGTAACTGGGAGCAAGTGAGCGCGGTCAATTCCGTTAACGTACCCACCGCCATTCTGACCGCTACCGATATTAATACTTTAGGTTTTGCCAGCGGCAACTCAGGCACGGCGATTTACTCACAGCCTAAAAATGCGAATGCTACCGCCGCGCTGCACTATCCCCAGCCCATTGCGGGCACGCTGTATGTCACACCGAGCGCCTACGGCTGCCAGCAGATGTATGTGACGTTTACGGGCAATATCTGGAATCGCGGATTGTCCGCTGACTGGAACGGGGCAGATGGTCCCTGGAAAGAATGGGTACCGACCTATAGCGCAAACAACAAGCCAACAGCGGCAGACGTAGGCGCGTGGACAGCCGAACAAAGCGCCGCCAGCGAAAAAGCGCTATCTGATGAAATCGCGACGGCGTTTAAAATTCGCGAAAACTTAACGGCGACGGATTCCCCTAACACGCTTCGCGGCAGTGCCATGTTTGGGCATTACGGAGTTCCAGGCGTTGCGGCGGCAACCACGGCAAAAGGCTATCCGATGAATGGTTTTGTCGGGGTTATTTTCGTGACCTGGGGTCCGAATGCCACACAGCAAATTGCCTTTAATAGTAACGGGCGACAATTCACCCGTTACGCGACCGGCGCGTGGAACGGTGTTGATGGTCCATGGTCTGGCTGGAATGAAATTTATTGCCAGGCAAACAAACCAACTCCGTCAGATGTTGGGGCGGTTCCTACGGCTGGCGGCGATGTTGGTTATTTGAATAATGCCGCTCACTACGGCATTAAGAAGGGGACATGGGAAGGTGCGGGTGGGTTTGCCGCTCAATATACCAGCCCGTTAGCACCCTTCGTTATCCCGTTAGGTTATCAAGCCCCCGCAGGTGTCAGTAATTACCTACCTATCATTAAAGGACTCGTGCAGACCGCAACCCATGGCTATGGCACGGCGGTAAGTTTTGGTGCTGTAACCTCTGGTACAGCCAAATTTGCGCAGGCTGTCATTCATGTTATCGGTGATAGCGGCATTTCAAGGCAATGGTTTTTTGACCCTACTGATGGAACATTCTCAGCGCCCGCAGGGAATGTTGTAGCGGGGCAAGGCTTGTACGAGTCAGGTGGGGCAGTTCGGGCTTACAGCTCAAATTACAAACCAACGCCTGATGCAATAAACGCCATTGCGCGTGACGTGTGCAGCGTCGCGGGTTTTGTCTCGGGCAATGCAAATGACCCGTATATGCGTCACTCAACCAGCAATGCCGTTGTTATCCTGCCCACGAGGGAGCAGTTACAAAACGAAATTGCAGGAACTCGCAATTGGGCGAATAAAGATTTACGCAGTGACATCTATGCCTACGGTGATAACCGATACGTCTATGACGTCCAGCGCGGCAGCCAGGCGTTGGAGAATGCGGGCTGGTCGGCGCAGCAGGTATGGGAAGCGCCGACGGGTTGTTTCATGACGGGGTTAAATATCCGATCGGATATGGGCGACTGCCGAATGATGGGGAAATACTACCGCGCATTAATGATTAGAACGGCCAGCGGAAGCTGGCGTCAGGTGGGTAACTAAGATGATCACATTTAAAAATATCAAAATTTCCAAGCAGTTGTTAGAGGAAGGTGTTCCCCTTCCCGTGATGTATTTCGAAGATGAAACGGGTCAGGACTGGTATGAATTGCGTGATGAGAAATGGCAGGGTGAAAACTGTTTCATTGCCGTCGGTGCAGACGGATTTATTTCTACCTGGGCGGATAACCCAAACTTTCTCACCCTATCTGAAGGCGTGAGCATTTACGAAATCAGCCCGGAAGCGTTGCCCGAAGATATCAGCGATCACCCTTACCGCTATGAGAACGGCG